CTTAAAGCACAGATCACTGGCTCAATCATCAACATCACTACTCCTACACAAACTGATTTCCCCATAGGTACAAAGATCACTGGAAGCACATCTGGTGCAACAGCTAAGGTATGCATGCAGTATGGTCGTAATCCTGTAGATACACAGATCGTATGTCAAAACATGACGATAGCAGGCCAAAATGATGGTACTACATCTCAAAATCAATTTACTTCAGAGCTTCTACCAGCATTCATAGTAGGTGAGACCATCACCGGATCTAATGGAGCGACAGCGGTTATATCTGCAGACGGAGCAGTATTAGGTACATATGACCTACATTACTTCCCGCTACCAGACTACATCTATGGTATCACAAGAGTCATCCCGTTTAATGCAGCATCCAGCTCAAAGAACTTATTTGACTTACAATACCAACTAAGACTTAACGACTTATATGACTTGACTTCAACGTCATTGATCTACTATAAGACTGTTATGTCACACATCTCTCTACTTAACCTAGAACTAAACGGCTATCCACTATATAGGTTTAACCGTATGATGGGTAGACTATCACTTGACGTTAATTGGGACTCTGCGTTGACTATCGGTGACTTCATCGTGGTTGAATGCTATAGAGCTCTTGACCCAGCAACTTTCAGTAAAGTATGGAATGAACCTTGGTTCCGTCACTACGTTACAGCACTATTCAAACGCCAATGGGCTACAAACATCAAGAAGTTTGGTAACATCCAACTACCAGGTGGTGTGATCCTTGATGGGGCTTCTCTATATTCAGAAGCTATAGCGGAGATCAAAGACCTCGAAGATGAGATGCTGAATAAGGCTGCTCCACTTGAATTCTTCTTAGGATAATATGGCTCGCTCAGTCTACTTCTCTAACGGAACACGTTCCGAACAGCTCACATATGAGGACATCATAGTTGAGTCTATATCTATATTTGGACAAGACTTCTACTATATCCCACGTACACTCGTGGGTAAAGATGATATACTTGGAGAAGACAGGCTAAGTAAGTTTAAGAACGCTTATGCTATCGAGATGTACCTTGAATCACACGATGGCTTTGAAGGTCAAGGCGCATTCATACAGAAGTTTGGTTTGATGATGGAACAGTCTGCTACATTAACTGTCGCTCGTCGAACCTGGGAACGTTTCGTTGGGCAGCATGGACTTTCAATACTACCTAACAGACCTGCTGAGGGTGATCTACTCTACTTTCCACTAACTGGTGGTTTGTTTGAGATCAAGTTCGTTAAGCATCAAGACCCGTTCTATCAAGCAGGTAAGCTATACGTATATAAGTTACAAGTCGAGTTATTCCAGTATGCATCAGAACATATGCAGACTGGTATCAAGGAGATCGATAACTTTGAATCACTCAAGTCATTTGATACAGAGAAAGTTCCTAACGGTACAGTGACAGGATTCAAGATCACAAACAAAGGGCATAACTATGTGGTGCCTCCTACAGTTCAAGTTGGAGATAACTGGAAGCCACTCGCTTCAGTTAAAGTCAACGATGAAGTGTGCGTAGATGATAGGAGATACGTATGTACCATCGCGGGTGTTACCGGAGTTGATGCTCCTACATGGACACAAAGCGTTGGTGTAGATGGTACTGCATCATGGCAGTTCTTTGGTTACAGAGCATACGGTCAAGCATACCTTGGTGACGAGCCTAAATCTACAGGTGAAGTGGTCAAGATATTAGTCGTACAACCTGGTTCTGGTTATACCTATGCACCACCAGTATACTTGATATCAAACGATTCAGGTTCATTAGCTGCGGCTAACGCAATCATCGCTAACCTTGATCATCAAGACTACTCATATGGTGATAATAATAAGTTTAAATATGAAGCTGAGGGGGTCATATTTAGTGAAGCTAACCCATTCGGTGAGTTATCAACTTACTATACTCCTCCTTTAATACAAGCAGACACTACACTTAAGACTGCAGACTCAACAACTACAAAGGCAGACTCACTATGACACAACAAGTAATCAACATCGGTACAAACCCTAATGATGGTACAGGAGATGCATTAAGGACGGCTTTTAGTAAAATCAACCAAAACTTTACAGAAGTCTATGATGCTACTATCCAACTATCAGAACTACAAGCAATCACTGCAGCTTCAACAAGCTTTGAAGACTTTCAAGCAAGGATCGCGGCCTTATAATGCTTAATGGGTTAACATACTATCATGGTACCATACGAAAGACGATCGTTGCGTTTGGTCGTTTATTCTCTGATATCAAGATAGCTCGAGAAGATAACAACGGTAGCGTGGTACAAACCCTTGCCGTCCCGCTTGCCTATGCTCCTAAGGAGAAGTGGCTGCTTCGTATCGAGCAAGACCCAAACTTAACAAATAATACCTACATATCTTTACCAAGACTATCATTTGAGATAACTGGTTATACATACGACTCTTCACGTAAGACCAATAAGATGCAGATGATTAATTGTACAGATGAGAGTACTGCATCAAACCCTATCCGTAAGTCTGTATTATCTCCAACGCCATACAATATAAACATCAACCTATATGTGTTGACAAAGACGCAGGAAGACGCGATGCAGATCATCGAGCAGATCTTACCTACGTTTAATCCAGAATACTCTTTAGCAATCAATGCTTTACCAAGTGTAGAGATCACACAACGTATACCGATCATATTAAACAGCGTAACTGTCGAAGATAACTATGATGGTCAATTTACTGAGAGACGATTCGTAGTCCATACACTATCGTTTACTATCAAGACTAACATGTATGGCCCAGTACAAGATCAAAGCCTCATCACCACTGTTAAGGCAAACGTATCACAACAAGAAGGTGCAGATCCTATCAATAAGTATACTGCAACAGCTGACTCTCCAACTGCTCCAGTGACTGAGAACTGGGAAGCTCAATTCTAATGTCAAAGAACTACAACGCCAATAGTCAGTTAAAGGCTGCTGGTGTCAATATCCCTTTTACTGAAGATCAAGTCAAGGAGTACATGAAGTGTGCTGTCGACCCGATCTACTTTATTGAAACTTATTGTAAGATCATATCACTTGATCATGGTCTTATTGATTTTAAACTATATGATTGCCAAAAGGAAAAGGTGAAGGTTATACATGAGAATAGAAAAGTCATCCTTATGGAAGGTCGTCAACAAGGTAAGACGACTACTAGTGCAGCCTATATACTATGGTATACACTATTTCAGGAATCGAAGCAAGTCGCGATCTTGGCAAACAAAGCCACCGCCGCCCGTGAGGTCTTATACAGGTATCAGTTGATGTATGAGAACCTTCCAATGTGGTTACAGCAGGGTGTTACTACATGGAATAAGGGAGATATAGAACTTGAGAACAATTCAAAGGTGTTCACTGCAGCTACGACATCTTCTGGTATCCGAGGTAAATCTGTCAACATGCTGTATGTGGACGAAGCCGCGATCATACCTAACAACGTAGCTGATGACTTCTTTACTTCAGTCTACCCAACGATATCTGCAGGTGAAACGACAAAGATATTACTAAGCTCTACTCCATTAGGTTACAACCACTTCTGGAAGTTTTGGAACGATGCAGAAAATAAGCGCAATGACTTTGTGCCGTTATATATCCCATACACACGAATCCCAGGTAGGGATGAGAAGTGGGCAGAGGAGCAAAGGAGACAGCTTGGTGAACTAAAATATAACCAAGAGGTTATGTGTAACTTCCTTGGTTCTGCACTCACTCTGGTGCGTGCCGATGTGATCGGGAGGCTATCTGCTGGCTTCATTATACATAGTAAGGATGGCCTTGATGTATATGAAAAGCCTATCAAGGATCATAGCTATTGCTTAGTGGCTGATACTGCAAAGGGTGTGGGAGGTGACTTCTCATCATTCTCAATCATAGACGTGACAGCAGCACCATACAAGCAAGTGGCAAAGTATAGGGACAACCAGATTAGCCCTATGCTATTCCCTTCAGTCATATACAAAGTAGCGACAGAGTATAATAAAGCATACGTATTGCTTGAGGTTAACTCCTCAGAACAAGTAGCGCAGATCCTATACGGTGAGATGGAGTATGATAACCTATTGTTTGTCAATAGAGGCGTAGACGGTCAAGTAGTGTCAGGTGGCTTTGGTGGAGGTAAGACTCAACTAGGTGTCAACACTGATAAGAAAGTAAAACGTATTGGTTGTATGAATTTCAAGTCTTTGGTGGAAGAGAACAAGCTGCTTATACAGGACATGGACACCATAGCTGAGATCTCGACCTTCATCGAGAACAACAAAGGCTCTTACGAGGCGGATGAAGGGTATCATGATGATTTGGTCATGACTTTAGTACTATTTAGTTGGCTGACCACCAACCCATACTTTAAAGAGCTCAACAACGTTAACTTGAGAGAGATAATGTATGAGAATCGTATCAAACAGATAGAGGATGAGCTGACCCCATTCGGATTCATGGATGATGGTAGGGGCGGTCAGGACGAACAGGTCCTATTGAATTTTTAAGACTTATAAATATATGTGTAGAGGTGACTCTAACTATATCATAAAAATCATAATTTAAGGAGAAACAAAAAAATGCCGTTCCAATTATCTCCAGGAGTTGCGGTAGTAGAAAAAGATTTTTCAGAGATCGTTCCTGCAGTTTCAACATCTACAGGTGCTTTCGCTGGTGTGTTTGCTTGGGGTCCCGTATTAGATCCTGTTACAATCTCATCTGAAACAATTTTAGTCCAACGTTTTGGTGGACCAACAGATGCGACAGCGCAATCATTTTTCACTGCAGCAAATTTCCTTGCTTACACAAATAACCTATTAACCGTTCGAGTAGACACTACTAATGCTAAAAATGCAGTAGCTTCTGGAACAGCTATTAAGATTAAAAACCAAGATCATTACCTAGAAAACTTTGCTGCTGGCGAAGCTTCTGTAGGTGAATGGGCTGCTAAGTACCCAGGTGCATTAGGTAACTCAATCACAGTTTCAATGGCTGATGCAACAACCTTCTCAGGTTGGGAATATGAGTCAGAGTTCCCATTGGCTCCTTCTACATCTACATACGCAGCATCAGTTGGTGGTTCAAATGACGAACTCCATATCGTTGTAGTAGATGCACATGGTCTATGGACTGGTACTATCGGTGCTATCTTAGAAAAATACTCATACGTATCTAAAGCATCAGACGCAGTACAAACAAATGGTACAAACAACTACTATAAGAACGTAATCAACAGCCAATCACAATATATCTGGTGGATGGATCATACAACATCAGTATCTACTTCAGTCAATGGAGTTGGTACAAGCGGCGTGGCTTGGGGCTCTGTAGCTCTTAACAATGGCTTTAAAGACCTTTCAGCTGTCGTTACTAAGACGCTCTTAGGCGGTGTAGATGACTTTGCTGCTACAGACGGTGAATTACAAGATGGCTTTGATATATTTGCTAATGCAGATCAATACGACATCGCGTTGATCCCAACAGGTAAAGTTTCTTCAACTGTCGCTCAATACGTTATCAGTAACGTAGCAGAGACAAGACTTGACTGCGTTGTGTTCATCTCTCCATTAGATCCAAGTAATGACATCATTACTCCAGGAGCTGCTAATGCTATCGATAACATCGTAACGTTTAGAAACTCATTATCAAGCACTTCTTATGCAGTGTTAGATTCTGGTTACAAATACCAATACGATAGATACAACGACGTATACAGATGGGTTCCATTAAACGGTGACGTTGCTGGTCTATGCGCCCGTACAGATCATACAAATGATCCATGGTGGTCACCAGGTGGCTTCAACAGAGGTCAAATTAAGAACGTTGTTAAGCTTGCAGTTAACCCAATGCAAACAGACAGAGACATGTTATATGCAGCTGGTGTAAACCCAGTAGTAACATTCCCTGGTCAAGGTACAATCCTCTACGGTGATAAGACATTGCTTGCTAAACCAAGCGCATTTGATCGTATCAACGTACGTAGGTTATTCATCGTACTTGAAAAAGCTATTGCAGTTGCAGCTAAGTACCAATTATTTGAGTTTAATGACAGCTTTACAAGAGCTCAGTTCGTTAACTTGATCACTCCTTACTTAAGAGACGTTCAAGGTAGACGTGGTGTTACTGACTTTGCAGTTGTTTGTGACGATACAAATAATACAGGTCAAGTTATCGACGCTAACCAATTTGTTGCCGATATCTATATTAAACCTAACCGTTCAATCAACTTCATTACATTGAACTTTATTGCAGCAAGATCTTCAGTAAGTTTCTCTGAAATCGGTGCATAACATATAAATAATAATAGGAAAAATAAAGGATAAAATATGGCAAACATTAGCGATTTTAAAGCACAACTGATTGGTGGCGGAGCTCGTCCCAACCAGTTTAATGTTCAATTAACATTTCCAGCATTCGTACAAACTGGTGCGGCTGTAGGTTTAAGTTCACAGTTCTTATGTAAAGCTACTACATTACCAGCTTCTACAGTAGAGAACATGCAGATCTTATACAGAGGCCGTCAAGTTAACTTTGCAGGTGAAAGAGCATTTGCTCCATGGACAGTAACGATCTATAACGATACAACGTTCTTGATCAGGGATGCTATGGAAAAATGGTCAGATGGTATCATGAACAACGCACAAACAAACGGCCTTACAAACCCACGAGCTTATCAAGTTGACTTAATAGTTAATCAATTAGATCGTAACGGCGCAACAATCAAGTCATATAAGTTCCATGATGCGTATCCTACATCAGTGGGCCAAATTACACTTGACTATGATGCTAACAATCAAATTGAAATGTTCGACGTTGAGTTTAACTACAACTACTGGACTTCTAATACTACAGTCGGTACTAGCGCTTTCGGCGTTAATGCTTCTGTAACTACACCAGTAGGTACATTCCCATTACCAATCTAATTGGCGGGAAATTAATATTATAAAGGTTATATAATGCAAATATTTGGATTTGAAATAAATCGTGCTGAGAAAGACAAGAGAAAGATAAGACCTGGAGCTGAGGTTGTTACCCCAGCTCCTGATGATGGTTCCACGGTAATATCTACACTAGGAGCTGCAGCTGCCTACTACGGCATGACTGTAGACCTTGAAGGTGTTATCAAAAATGAGAACGACTTAATCCGTCGTTATAGGGAGATCTCCCAATACGGCGACTGTGATAATGCCGTGGAAGACATTGTTAATGAAGCTATCGTAGCTAATTCAGACGAAGCTCCTGTAGAGGTAGTACTAGATGATGTAAACTTATCTAGTTCTGTAAAGAAGATGATACAGGCAGAGTTTGATGAGATACTTAAGCTTTATAAGTTTGGTACAAAAGGTCACGATATATTTAGATCTTGGTATGTGGATGGTAGGCTTTACTATCACATACTATTAGATGAAGAGAACCTTAAGAACGGTATTCAAGAACTACGTTTCATTGATCCACGCAAGATCAGACGTATCAAGAATATCAAGAAAGGTAAGAACGATAAGGGTATCGACGTCGTAGTAGGCATAGAAGAGTTCTATATCTATAACGATAAAGGTATCAACGAGAATACAAGTCAGGGCGTTAAGTTATCGATTGATTCGGTAATCTACTGTCCTTCAGGACTGATCGATGCTAACTCTAACTCAATGTTAGGTTATCTACATAAAGCGATCAAACCTGTAAACCAATTAAAGATGATCGAAGATGCTCTAGTTATCTACAGGGTATCGCGAGCACCTGAAAGACGTATATTTTACATTGACGTAGGTAACTTGCCAAAGCTTAAAGCTGAGCAGTACGTCAATGATATCATGAACAAGTATAGAAATAAAGTTGTCTACGATGCAGCCACTGGCGAGATACGAGACGACCGTAAACACCTCTCTATGATGGAAGACTTTTGGATGCCTCGAAGAGAAGGTGGAAAAGGTACTGAAATCACTACCCTTTCCGGCGGTCAAAACCTCGGTCAGATCGAAGACATACAATATTTCCAAAATAAACTATATCAATGCTTGAATGTACCTATTGGAAGGTTACAATCACAAGAAGGTTTTAGTCTTGGTAGAACTACAGAAGTAACAAGAGATGAGATCAAGTTCAATAAGTTCATTGAACGCGTTAGACGTAAGTTCTCTGTGTTGTTTGCTGAAGCTCTTAGGGTACAATTGATTGCAAAACAGATCATTAGACCAGATGAATGGCCATTGATCGTACAAGATATACGGTTTGACTTCCAAGAAGACAACCACTTTGCAGAGTTAAAAGAAGCCGAGGTGTTGTCTAATAGGATCAGTACGTTAAGCCAGATACAGCCATATATTGGTACGTTCTACAGCATGGAGTTTGTAAAACGTCATGTACTCAAGCAGTCTGAAGAAGAGATTGAAGAGATAGAGAAACAGATTAACGCAGAACAAGAAGAGATTCAGGCCATGATGGCTATGCAAAACGGTGTTCCAGTTGATAGTGGAATGGGCGCAGGTCCAACCGCACCATCACTACCACCACCAAATAAAACTAAAGGAGAAGTATAATGTCACAAGGCGTACAAGACTTAATTCAAGCTATCGATTCTGGTGATTCACAAGCTATCGATGCAGCGTTTCAAGCAGAAATGGCTACACGTATCTCTACAAGACTAGAAGATATGAGAGTTAACGTTGCTAAGGGTATGTTTGCAACAGAACAATCAGAACAAGAAGCAGAAGTTGTTGAAGAGGAAGTAGAACTCTTTGCAGAAGAGATCGATACAGATGAATTAGCATCTATCATCGAGTCTTTAACAGACGAAGACTTCGAAGGTCTTGATGAAGAGAATACTCTTGAACTAGAAGAAAAATACGAAGGCTTTGCAAAGCTTAAAGGTGAACTAGCTCATAAAGCTGGTGTTAAGAATCCTGGTGCTTTAGCAGCAGCAATCGGCCGTAAAAAATACGGTAAAGAAAAATTCCAAAAAGCTGCCGCAGCTGGCAAGAAGATGGGTCATGAGTAAACTAGACGCATCACAGTTTGACGCTTCTTTATTAGAAGCAGCAATGAAGGTTAAGAAGGAGTCAGCATATAACCCTACATGCTCTATGAACGACTTACAAGCAGAACCAAGCGGCTCTAAGGGAGATGCGATGCCATCTACGTCTTTAAACATTGCCTATGAGAGCAAGAAGAAAAAGATGAAGAAGGAAGGCGTGTTTGGAGATCAGGAAGTTAATCCTGGTGGTCCAGCTCAGTATCATAAAGAAGAGACAGAAAAGTCATTCGATGCTAAGAAGGATGCTCGTATGTCAATCAACCAGTTAAAGAGTGTACTACATAACACCACTGAGTTGCTTGCTATGATCAAGCCTGATGATCTATTGCCTGAATGGGTAGAAACAAAGATCACGTTAGCTGAAGACTATATGGTTACATGCAGCAACTTTTTACGTTCAGATAGAACAAAATAATGCAATACGGAAGCTTTCTTAAGGCCTTAACTGGCACTACAGCTAGAGTCCACTCATACGGACACCTTATTGAGCAGGCATCCAACGGTAAGATCCTTATCGATGGTGAGAAGACTTCTTTTACAGATTTAGAGGAAGCAAGACAATACATTAAGACAAAACATACGACAAGAAACATAGAAGAGCAAATTAAGACAGAACTATACGAAGACATATCAGATAACAAGATAGCAAACATTATTAAAGAATATTACGATGTAAAAGTAACAGATACTTTAATAGAGTCATACGTAGATTTTGCTTCCTCTAAACAATTTACTGTAGACCCTGTCGTAAGAGATATTAGAAATCTTAATAAGTTTGATAAGATCGTAGAAGGTAAGATCGACTACAAATTGGAAGATGGCACAATTATTGCTATCAATGAGACTACTCAAGATAAGTTGGCTGAGTTGTTTCATGATGAACAAGAAATCATTGAGCACATGAGAGAAAGCAAAGAAAACTTTATCGATGTGCTTAAACAAATCGGAGAATAAGAATGGCATTAGATTACTACATTGTAAAGAATTCAACCAAAGAGGTTGTAGTTCAAGTTAACGGGGCAAATGATAGCTTAGGTATTGCGTTAAATACATTAGCTTCAGCTGATCAAGTACTTGGAGCTTCTGGTGCTACAGGCTATATGCCACCAGCAGTTAACTTAGCTTCAGTCATCAGTTCAGGTAATTTAAACTCCTCAGTGGTTATTAACCGCGGTGCAACTGGTGCTACTGGTCATCTAGTCTTTGCTGGATCACCTGAAAATTCTCCAACCATCCAATTTAACCAATATGGTTTTACTGCTAAAGCAAACAACACAAACGACATTGAAGTTATTCATGGTGGTGCAACTGGTGCTAATGTAACCACATGGTTAGTACTTCATAAACAAGAAGGTTACTTCTCTAAAGTTGAGTACGAAAAATATGGTGAGTACGATGATGAAACTAAAGTCGGTGCTCAAAACATTTCTGGAAGTCCTGGAGCTTAAGAGTGGTAACAACATAGTTGCTATGCATCGTTGGCATTTTAATAACTGCAAGCATAAAGGAGAATTAAAATTAAGCTAATTAAAGAACATACCGAAGAGGTTAAGTACTTAGTTGAAGAGAAACTAGGTAAAGGTAAAGAATACTTCATTGAAGGTGTATTCCTTCAATCGAACTTAAAGAATCGTAACGGCCGTATCTATCCAGTAGAGATACTTGATGGTGAGGTAAAACGATATAACGATGAGTATGTCAATAAGAATCGTGCCTTTGGTGAGTTAGGTCATCCTGATTCACCTACGATTAACCTTGACAGGGTGTCTCATATGATTAAAAAGCTTCATCGAGAAGGTGATAACTTCATTGGTAAAGCTAAGATCATGGATACACCATATGGTAAGATAGTGAAGTCACTTATCGATGAAGGAGCTAGACTTGGCGTTAGTTCCAGAGGTATGGGATCACTAGATCGTAAAGGTGATGTTTCTTATGTAGGTAAAGATTTTACTTTAGCGACAGCAGCTGATATAGTTGCTGACCCGTCCGCCCCTAATGCTTTCGTAGAGGGTGTCATGGAGTCTAAAGAATGGGTTATGGTCGATGGAAAATTTGTGGAGAAAGACTTGCGAGAAGCACAAGCATTTATTAGAAAAGCTTCAAGCAAAAATTTACAAGAGGCAAAGATTAGAGCATTCCAATCATTCCTTGCGAAAATTAAATAACTATAAATAATAGTATATCTTAAAAAGATACACAAATTTAGGAGATTAAGATGTCAATCGAACAAAAAATTGCACAAATCTTAGCTGAATCAAGAGCTACAGATAATGCAGAAGAGTTAAATGAGGACAATGTTGTGACGAAACATGCTGCAGCGGGTGACCAAGCAGTTATTCGTCCACATGGTTCAGTGCCAAATGGTGGTGAAACACCTAACGAAGCTAACGCTAAAAACAATGTAGAAGACGAAGATCCAGCTGCAGAAGCTACTTCTAAGAAACCTAACGTTGTTACAGCTAAGGCTGAAGCAGGTGATCAAGCAGTTATCCGTACAGCTAAGGATTCTATCCCAGCTCACGCACCTGGCCATGCAGTTAATTTTAAAGAAGATATGGATGCTTTATTCAACGGTGAAGAACTTACTGAAGAGTTTAAAGACAAAGCAACTACTATCTTCGAAGCAGCAGTTATGACTCGTATTAACGAAGCCATGACTACTATTGAAGAAGAATTCGAAGCTCGCCTCCAAGAGGAAGCAGCAAAGAATCAAGAGGGTCTTGTTGAAAAAGTTGATGGATACCTCAACTACGTAGTTGAGCAGTGGGTTAAACAAAATGAAATCGCCCTTGAAAGTGGTATGAAGTCTGAAATCTTAGAAAGCTTTGTAAGCGGTATGAAAGGTTTATTCGAAGAGCACTATATCGATGTTCCAGAGGAAAAATTCGATGTGTTAGGTGCACAAGAAGAAACTATCGCTGAATTACAAGCTAAGCTAGACGAACAAGTTGCAGCTAACGTTGAGATGGCTAAAGCCCTTAACGAATCCGCTAAAAACGAAATCGTTGCTGATGCTTTAGATGGTTTAACAGAAACTGATAAAGAAAAATTCGTTGGCTTAGCTGAAGAATTAGCTTTTGAAGATGCTGAATCATTCTCTAAGAAAGTTCAGGTAATTCGTGAAAATTATTTCACAAACAAGGCAACATCAACATTAGTTGAGTCAGTTGTGACAGATACTCCAGTTGAACCATTAACAGAAGAAAAAGCTGTTAATCCTTCAATCAAGAGATATATGTCCGTACTCAATAACATTAAATAAGGAAAACAAAATGACAATTCGTCAAGACTTAGTAAAAAAATGGGAGCCGATTTTAGAGCATAGCTCACTCCCAGAAATCAAAGATAACTACCGTAAGGAAGTTACTGCGATTCTTTTAGAAAACCAAGAACGTGAAATGCAAAAAGGCGCTGAAGCTCTTTTCGAAGCTGCTCCTAGCAACTCTGGTGGTTCTGGTATTGGTTTAGGTGGTGCTGGTGCTTCTACTGGTACAGTATCTGGTTTCGACCCAGTACTTATCGCTTTAGTACGTCGTGCTATGCCACAAATGATCGCTTACGATATCGCTGGCGTTCAACCAATGACACAACCTACTGGTCTCATCTTCGCGATGAAATCACGTTACACACAACAAAACGGCACTGAAGCATTATTCAACGAAGCTGATACAGGTTTCGGTGGTGATGGTACTTCACCAAATGCTGGTGGTAACCCATTCACTGATGACTTCACAAACACTGGCCGTGGTATTACTACAGCTGATGCTGAAGCATTAGGTACAGGTTCACCTGCTGCTGACTTCGCTCAAATGGCTTTCTCAATTGAAAAAACTAGCGTAACTGCTAAGACTCGTGCTCTTAAAGCTGAGTACTCAATCGAGTTAGCACAAGACTTGAAATCAGTTCATGGTTTAGATGCTGAAGGTGAATTAAGCAACATCCTTTCAACTGAAATCCTTGCTGAAATCAACCGTGAAGTTATCCGTACAGTTTACTACGGTGCTAAAGTTGGTGCTCAATACGGTACAGCTACTGCTGGTACATTTGACCTTGACGTTGACTCAAACGGTCGTTGGTCTGTTGAAAAATTCAAAGGCCTCTTGTTCCAAATCGAACGTGAAGCTAATGCGATTGCTCAACAAACTCGTAGAGGTCGTGGTAATTTCTTAATCTGCTCATCAGATACAGCTTCAGCTCTAGCTATGGCAGGTGTATTAGATTACGCTCCAGCTCTTTCAACATCATTGAACGTTGATGAAGCTTCAACAACATTCGCTGGTGTTTTAAATGGCAAATACAAAGTATACATTGATCCATATTCTGGCGGTAACAACCCATCAGCAAATGGTTCACAATTCTTTGTAGTTGGTTACAAAGGTACATCAGCATTTGATGCTGGTTTATTCTATTGCCCATACGTTCCTCTCCAATTAGTTAGAGCTGTTGATCCTAATAGCTTCCAACCAAAAATTGGTTTCAAGACACGTTACGGTATCGTAGCTAACCCATTTGTTAACTTAGATGATGGTAATTCTGATAACAACGTTATCGTTGCTAACAAGAACTACTACTACAGGAAAGTTGCCGTCACAAATCTCATGTAATTAATTTGTATAGCAACATTGATGTATCTCAAAGGGACTCGCAAGAGTCCCTTTTTTTATGTATAAATAGTATATAACGTTAAGGAAATTATTATGGCAAACGCATTATGTCCAGTACCAGGTAGCATTAATCCATTATCACCTACCGGGTTTCAACTATCAATCACTAAGATCCCAGAAGTGACATACTTCTGTCAGATAGCTACGCTACCTGAAGTTACACTAGAAAACGTTGCTATGGCAACACCGTTGTCTATCAATAAAGTTCCTGGTGAACTACTTAGGTTTGGTGATTTAACCATCAACTTTGTGGTAGATGAGAAGATGACTAACTACTCAGCTATATGGAATTGGTTAATTGGTTTAGGTTTCCCACAAGATTGGGCACAATACCAAGCTTTGATTAATGGTTCACAAAATAGTACTTCTGGTGTAGCACAATCAAACAGCCTTACTCCAAACTTTGGCACCCAAGTAGGTAACTACTCTGATGGTATCTTACAGATCCTAGGCAGTAATAATGTTCCAGTTAGATCTATTCACTTTATAGATCTACACCCAATTAGCTTGGGCTCACTTGAGTTCCAATCAAACGTGGACGACATCCAATATCTGACGGGGACTGCAACCTTTGGATACACCTTCTTTACTATAATTTAACTATGTACATTAATTAATTATTATGGTATAATGTAGTTTTGATAAGCGGATTTAATTATGAATATTGAAGAGATTCAAACGATGTGGGAGCAGGACAGTCTTATCGATGACAACCATTTGGGTGAAGCATCGACTGAGACAGCAAAGGTCCATGCTAAGTACATCAAACTAATGGTTCAGGTAAAGCTACGCCTTACTAAGTCTAGAGCCGAATACAACCTGCTACGTAAGAATAAGTTTCGCTACTATCGTGGTGAACTATCACGTGAAGAGTTAGCAGCTTTAGGTTGGCAACCATATCAACTAATCAAGCCACTTAAGAACGAGATGGACGAGTTCCTTCAAGGTGATCAAGATTTAATTACACTAAATACAAAGATCGAATACCTTGAGACTATGGGTTATCTACTCGAAGGTATCTTAGGACAAATCAAAGCAAGAGATTGGCAACTTAAAAACGGTATCGAATGGAAGAAATTTTTAGCGGGGATGTAAAAATGGTATGGATATATAATATAGCAATCTTAGTTGGTACAGCGTATCTAGTTCAAGTATGTGGATGGAGTCCTTGGTGGTTCTTATTCACTATGTGTTGTATTATGTCAGAACCAAAACAACCAAAGTGCGACTGTAAAAAAGAAGAGCCTAAGTCTAGAATAATTATTGATTAATGAAATTAACTATTGAAAAGATTAACGAAGTAAACATCCGTGTTTATGGAGATCTTGGTTGTGAACAAGAACTAGAGAACTTCTTTACATATGAAGTTCCTGGTGCAAGGTTTACACCTAAGTTTAAGGCTCGTTTATGGGATGGTAAGGTTCGTCTGTATTCATTAATTAAAAAGACATTATATGCTGGTCTATATCAATACGTCCTTGAGTTTGCTCAACGCAATAATTATGAGTTAGATTTTAACCCTACTGATGATTATCCAAAACCATTAGACTTACATAACTATACATTAGATCAAGTATCTAAGTTCATATACGATTTAGATCTGTATGGACGCGGAGAACCAATCACCCCGAGAGACTATCAAATTGAAGCAGTACGTACAGCATTAAACCTTAATCGCACCGTACTACTATCACCTACCGCATCTGGTAAATCATTCATGATCTATTGCTTGATGAGATGGCACCTTGAAGAAGATCGTAAGACTATCATCGTTGTACCAACAACATCATTAGTTGAGCAGATGTATTCAGATTTTGAAGACTACTCATCTCATAATGGATGGCTTGTCAAAGATAATTGTCAGAAACTATACTCAGGCTTTACTAGAGACATAACATCTAATGTATTGATTACCACATGGCAATCCATCTATACCCAACCAAAACAATGGTTTGAACAATTTGATGTTATAGTCGGTGACGAAGCCCACCAATTTAAAGCTACATCTCTGATATCCATAATGGAAAAGATGAAACATGTTAAGTATCGTATAGGTACAACAGGTACTATAGATAATAAGAAGTTAAATCAACTTACGCTCGAAGGTTTATTCGGCCCTGTCCATAGAGTAACGACTACTAAGGAGTTGATGGATTCTGGTAAGGTCGTAAACATAGACATAAATTGTATAGTTCTTAAATATAAAGATGAAGTAAGAAAAATCTGCAACGAGCATACTTATCAAGAAGAGATGGACTTCCTTATATCAAATGAGATGCGTAATAAGTTCCTTAGAAACCTCGCTATCAATTGTAAGGGTAACACACTAGTCTTATTTCAATATGTAGAAAAACACGGCGCAATCTTGTATGATATGATAAAGACAAAAGCACCTGACAAAACTGTATACTTTGTACATGGTGGTGTTGACACATTGGATAGAGAAGACATCCGTAAAAATACTGAACTTGATGATAATACTATCATTGTAGCGTCATATGCCACATTCTCCACGGGTATAAATATACCTAGTATAGAGAACATTATCTTTGCTTCTCCTACTAAGTCTAAGATCCGAAACCTCCAATCTATCGGTCGTGGGTTAAGGCTTAAAGACGGTAAGACACACCTTAAACTATATGATGTAGCTGATGATTTACAGTATAAAACAAGAAAGAACCATACATTTAACCACTTTGAAGAGCGAATCAAGATCTATTCAGATGAACGGTTCGAATACAAAGTCCACGAGGTAAACATATGATCGGCGATCGTTACATCGTAATGAAGTTGGTTACAGGCGAAGAACTCGTAACTCATCTCATAAAAGAAGATGATTATGAGATAAGCGTATTATTTCCTATGATAGTAAAGCATGTCCCACGGATGACGTCCCATGGACCTGCAGAATCCGTTGTATTGTCTCCGTATACTTACTTTGCCGGAGATGATGAGTATACATTTCAAAAGAACCAGATAATATTCATTAAGAACCTTGATCCAAAATATGAAGCCGAGTATAACCGTGCGATCGATGACTTCATCGCGATGAACGCCCAAGTTCCGGAACCATACAACCCGAACGAGATGCAAGAACTAGCTGATAAACTACAGGCGATGTTTAAAGATAGGATGGAAGAATTTGAAGAGTTTCCCTCTATTCAAGTAGAATCATCTAAAACTAT